CTTTACTTTACGTTTAATGTATCGGTTTGACTTGCCTTGTTTTTGCAATGCTTCAACAAAGGTTTTAATCTCGCCGTCCATTGGTTTGAAGCCTTCTTTGCCTCGCACAATCTTAATCCCGGTGCCTTCCATAAGTTTGTTAAAATAATCAATATCAACAGGCTCGTTATTCTGAAACTTTTTCAATGCTAATTTTTGTATGTCAGTTAATTCCATTAGTCTTTGTTTACGCAATTTTTACATTTAGGACACTTCTTCCCTGACGTTGCCCATCCGTTATATTTACTGTTTGCAATTGCAAATTTAAAACCACAATGATCACAAGTAATTGTATTATGTGGCTTAACTATAAGCCATACTATAACTGCAATCCCGATTAATAATAATAATAGTCCCATAATTTTAACTGTTTATTTGTTGATTAGTTTTTGCCACCATGTTGATAATTGATATTTTAATGATCTGCTCAAATGCCATGAATATATGCTTACGGATATATTCTGTATTATCTTTTAAAGTCTTTTCGACGAAGTGAGCAGGTTGGATTCCTTCCCGGTGTATCTTTTTCTGAACCGCCCATGCCATATTATGAATTGCCTTATTGCCGGTTGCTAGTCGCTTCTGTTTAACCCAAGAAATTAAAGCAGAAATAGGGACGTGTTTGCCTCCAGCCTTCCTTCCACGCTCAACATATTTACCATAAAATAATGATTTACCAATGATTTTAATGCTGTCTGTAAAATTCCTTACTTCGACTTTAATTGAATCGTAAAGGTCTTTTGTAGCTATTTTTTTACTAGCCATTAAATTTACTTTCAATTCACTTTCAAGATGAGCTGCAAGAGTGTTCAATATTTCGTTATCAGCAATCATTTAAAATTCTTTCCATAATTTAATTTCAGAGTTAAAAGCTGGTCTAATTTCATAGGCTACACATTCATCTGGATTATGTTCCATATTCCAACTACTCCGATGAATACACGCAACATATTCATCCACTGAATTCGTGTATGTGTCTAATTTTATTAAAAAGCCATATTTTAATTCAAATTTTTTTTCTTTTTCCGTTATTTTTTCAACTTTTTCTGTTATTTCCATAATATTTGTTTTTTTTGGTTTAACAATCATTTACTAAAAAATTTGTTTTAAGTTCAACCCATTGCAATACTTCGCTTCCGATTTTGCCATAATCATAGTCATAATTCAGGTCGATTATAGCAATATTATCAGGCGTATTATCTGCTATCAGATTAGTTATAAAACTGTCTATTTCGGTTTGTAACTCCTCAAATCCAGTCGCTAGTCTGCTTTCTCTATCTGCCTCTGTATGATCAAATTTTCTGAATAAATAAATAACTATTTGATAGTTCTTTTGTTTATAACCTCTTGTATAAGGCTTTCCGGTCAATGAAGGATATAACAATAAGAATAAATCATATTCCATTGTATCGGATTCATTTATGTCTGCGAGTGTTCCAAACATAAACGTTTCAACCCCCGTTACTGCCATGGCTGCTGTTTGGATTGCTAATTTAAAGGCTGTTAATTTCATTTACTATTTTTTCAGATTCTATTTTAAACTCCATTAAATGCTGTTTTAGTCCTACCGGCAGCGTACAATTACATTCGTATTCAAGAACATAATTTATTATTTCTATCCTACCTTCGTGCCTGGTCTTTTTGCAGTCTTTTTTGATACTTTTCAACGATTCGGCCATGATCATGTATTCTTTTTCTGAAGCCAATTAAAGCTGTAGTTCCTTTTTTTGCTTGTAATCTCAATCGAATTAAAGCTGAGTAATGTTTTTCAATCGTTTCAATCAGCTTAATCACCCTGTCAAGTTCTACTGTCTCATTATAAGCGTCATAAACAGGTAATTTGATTTTTGCTGGCTTCGGCATCGGTGTTTGGATGTCGGAATCCATTTCTGAATTTATTGCATCTGCCTCTTTTGGAGAGGCAATTATTTCCTCTGGTTGTTCCGGTTTTTGTTCTGATTCAGGTACAAGTTCCGGTTCTTCTTCAACTTTCTTATCATATCCACATTCAAGTGCGTACCGCTCTATTGTAGCTCCGGCCAGTTGCCAACTCCTAACCTCTTTATCTCTGTAAATCTCCTGTAAAGTTTGTTTACCATCGACCAATTTTTGAAAATATGCAATCCGTTCTTTTTTTGATGTTGCTTTCATTTTTTATTTTTTTAAAAATCAATTATCTTAATATATTTACGGTTGTTTTTTCCATACCATAATAACAATTTCTTATCTCTTGTGGCATCAAAACGAGGTCTGAATATCATTTCAATTATTAAAGCTAATAATATTAATGCTACTACTACCATTCTATTAACACTTCACTTTTAACAGCTAACTTCCATCCTAAAACAGTATTTGCTATGATTTTAAACCCGTCTTCTTTTAATCGTTCAATTAATACAGGACTAATATTACCTAGTTTATAAAGACTTAGTTCACCTTTATCAGCAACATTTTTAATCTCTTTTAATATTTCGTTATATTCTTTTTCTACTGATTTAAACGAATTTTCCCTGATTTCTTTTGCTTTCATAGATTGTTTTTTTTTGCAAATATACAACTTAAAAATCCAAAAGCAAATAAATGTTAATATTTATTTCAACAAATAAAAAAGCCCCTGAAATTCAGAGGCTCTTTTCTTTTGTTTTTAAATCTTTGGTTTTTTACCGTTTTAATCTCTCATGATTGAAAGTGTTTTTAATTAGACATAAGTTATATGTATTAAGAACTGTAAAGATAATCATAAAAAACGATAATGCAAATTATTCATCATTTATTTTTCAACCATTCTTATTTTAGTCATAATATAACTACTTATTTTTGTTTTCCCGGTGTTTTCGGAGACAAATAGTCATAATATTAATAATGTCCGCTTGTTGTGGATGTAGCAATTTTACCTCCCGTATGTTTTAAATCGAATATTCCGCGCATTAAAAGTGCATCCATTATGTCAGGACTTCGCTTTAACATTGCCTTCATTACATCTTTACTGATCAACTTTAATTTCCCGGTGTCCTTTGTTTCTTTTTTTAATTCTGCAAGTTCTTCAATAGCTAATGCCTGATGTTCTTTACGCATTCCTATGATATAGAGTCCCCCGCTGTTGATCTTATCTGCCAACATAAAACCGCATTGTGATTTAAGGTTTTGATACTGCTCCTTTTTGTTATCCTTTTTAACATTTTTTATTTCAACAGGAGTCGAATTATTGACAAAGGGAATAGCTCCTCTTAAATAACCTCTCAGATAACTACCAAGCCCATCACAGTCATATGTAATGTTACAACGCTGTACGCTGTGTTTTTCTGCCATTTCTTTGATATGGTCAGTTACTTCATCAGCTTCAAGTTTAGGAATGATACGGTGGTCTATAACGGACCATCCGCTCCAAGCTAGTAAAACAAACCTGTCAGATCCTTGAAAAGCAATATCAGCTGTCAGGTATTTTTTGTCAGCCAAGTTTAAAGAAAATGTATTTGTGAAAATTGATATGATTGAGCCATAATCACAAAGTATTGAGGGGTCATCAGCATACTCCCAGTTCCCATATAACAGCCTTTGTATAGTATCTTTATCCAACTTTAATATAGTCCCCTCATAATGCTTTGGAAGGTGGATGTTGTCGGTTGCCAATGCCTGTACGAATGCTTTATCACTTGAGATTGTGCCTTCTTTTGAAGGCAGGTAAAACTCTTTGTACAGGAAATTCTTTGTCGGATTACAGGTTAATAGTAATTTAGGAATAAGATTAAATTCCTTTGTTTTATATCGCATCCTGGATATAAGAATGTTTTTAGCCTTCTCAACTATCTGCGAGGCTTCGTCAATAAAACCGTCTGTAATTTCTAAACTTCCTAATTCGTCAAAGTCAGGATCCGCTGGGTAAAAGAACATATCCTTTAACAGTATTTCGGATTTGTTTACAAATGTGATTAATCCCTTTTGCTCCTGATACCTATAATGAACATCAGATTTTAGCCCCTGATAACTAGCAACCTCGAAAAACGTTTTTAATGTGGTTTCCTTAAGTGTTTTTAATTGAGCCCTGCCAATCACACCCCTTGTGCCAGGATAACGTAATCTATTTTTTATCTGCCAGAAACAACCTAATGCAGATTTTCCACCTCCAGCTCCACCACCAAAAAGTAGTTCGGTAGTTTTATCATCCTGTAATATTCGCAGGGCTTCACTCTGTTTTGCTGTCAGGTGCATCGGTTAACTTTTCATCCCATATTATTGTCATGTTGCCTGACTGCTCGATGTATTGCTGATTCAATAAACGGTGTTCTTCAGGCGTTGCAATTAGTCTGTATAATGCTAATAATTCGGCAGCTTTCTCTGATTTGAATAATTTAGATCGTATTGCAGACTTTGTTCTTACCTTGTTTTCGTCTAATAATTCCTGAAGGGTGTGTA